ACTTCCAATTGATTATGACTGGAATTTACCTCCACATCAATGGAGCCTGCCTGTAAAACCAAAGATAGTTGAACCAGATCTATACATAGAGCCGGGCAAATGGGGTTACACAACTCCTCCCGGAGAAGTTCCTGAAAAGTACAGACGCGGTCGTATCTGGTGGTACTACAACGCTAACAACACATACGTTACGGCTACTGGTGAAGAAAAAACTCAGAGTACTGGTAAAGATAGAAGAATTGGTTTTCAATTTATGTGGAACCCAGACACCTTTAGCACTTCTGTTGCGCTTAACACCGAAGTTACTCCGCACCCTGCAGACATCTTTGCTTCAGTAGCCGGAGCCTTCCCAAGCGGGGAAACTCTTTCTTTACAGCTGCGTTTAGATAGAACTAACGATTTTGCTTGTATGAAACATTTGCTACAAAAAGAGTTTGACCTACAGTTAGATCAAAGGTCTGGGTCTGCAGCAACGTTTGAAAGAATGGCTGAGTTTTACAAAACTGGCTTTTTTGCAGAAGCAGACGCTGGAAAAATTTCTGACAAAATATTAGACCTTGTTAACTATGGAACAGTTGCTGATTTAGAGTATCTGTATAAAGCGGTTAACGGACCTGATTGGAAGAGTATTACCGGTCGTTCTACTGGAGATATTGGTTACCTAGCTGCAACGCTTTTGCGTGTTGATATTGGTCCTTTGTCTTACGTAGGGTATATAAACAACCTAAACGTAACTCATATTGCTTTTGCTCAAGATATGACCCCAATTAGAACAGACGTAAGCATCGCTATGAACCTTATGGCTTCTGCTGGTATTGCATCTGTTGAAAAAACTGCAGCGGCCATTGCGCCAACGAAGTAGGAGTAGATATGTCTATATACCAAGGATCTAGATACGAGTTTTCGGTAGTTGATTTTATATCTATTGCAGAAGACTCTGATGCTAACGCTGTTGTGTTTTACGAGTTTGAGGATATTGGAACAATTTCTTACAGAGAACATACCTACAAACAAGGCGAGCGCCTAGATAACATAGCGTTTGATTTCTACCAAGACCCAGCCCTTTGGTGGATTATTCTTGATGTAAACCCAGAAATTGTTGACCCTACAAATATAAAGCCGGGAACTGTTATTAGGATTCCTAATGTATAACTTTGTTGGTGTTGATTTTCCTAATGCAAAGGTACCGCCTGCTCGAGTTCATTCTATGACCTTTTGGCAGGAAAGATACAAGCATGACTTTGGGACAATTCAATTTAGAGACTGGGACGTTGATTACGATGATATTCGCCCCGGCACACCTGTTTTAATAACCCTTGCCGGACAAAATGGAACACAAGAGCTTAGTTGTTACGTGCACCACATTGAACCTCACGTTACGCCCGGTAAACGTTTTGTTGAAGTACACGTTATTGGCGCGTCTTACTTCCTTAAAAAAACTTCTCAACAAGTGTACGTAGAGCAAACAGCGTCAGACATAGTTACTGCAATTGCTAAAAGAAATAACTTTGCTTACGACGTAGACGCACACCCTCGCGTTTACCCTCAATTTTCTCAAGCCGGTCTTACCGATATGGAGACCATGGTTAAGTTAGCAAAACAATCTGGTTATTTTTTAAGAGTAACAAATACTCAAATCTATTTTCACTCAATGACTAAATTGTATGAAGAGTTTAGAGACAACGCTCCTACCTTTACTTTGCGAGACGCAGCTAGACCTGAGGGATCAACCCTTTATTCTTTTGAGCCTTTAGTTGGAGAAAGCCTTGAGTTTGAGGACGGAGAATACAAATCAGCAACTGCCGTATCTGGCGTTGATGCTTTTACTGGAAAAATAATTAAACTTACAAATCAAAAACGACCAAAGGCAACAAGAAAAAAGGCTGAGCCTGAGTTCTTCGATCGGTTTGCTTCAGGAGTAGTCGCTAACGATTACTCTGTGGCTGACAATGAATCTAAGGCAGTAGACCAAAGAACTAGATTTCCTTATAGAGCAAAAGCAGAAGTTCTTGGGGACTCCACTGTATACCCAGGTATGCCGGCTTTCTTTGACGGATTAGGTAATACTTATTCTGGTTTTTGGGTAGTACTAAAAGCAAAACATAAAATTGTTTCTAATTCTTATAACTCCTATATTTACACAACAACCCTAACTGTGGGAACGGACTCACTTGGCACTGCAACTCAGGGTAAAGACAACAGACTTGTAGAAGTACCTTCAGCCAAAGCAAAAAGAAATATTAAAAAGGGAGTTCGTCAAACTAATAAAAAACCAAAGAGTAAATTAAAAAAGGGTACAAAAAATCCTGGTGTTAAGTCTCAAACAGGTTTTGGTAACATAACAAATAGGTCTAAACCTAAGGTTGCTAATAAAACAATAATTGCACAAAGATGGATAAATACAGCCGGCAATTTAACAAAAGCACAGTCTGTATCGTCTAGACCTAAAACGGTTGTTAATAAGTTAAGGAGAACCGGTGTCCTCTGATAATCGTTTTTATGGTATCTATCGTGGGGTAATAGCGGACGCAGACGATCCGTTAGACCTAGGTAGAGCAAAACTTTACATACCTCAAGTGCTTGGCGAAGCCGTGACCGAATGGGCCTGGCCTGTAGGTGGTGCAATCAACCAAATTAACTACCCTTATGGAACTTTTTACACAACAGGAGATCAGGCTATTGGGGTTAATACCCCTACCTTAATCAACACTAGTTGGGTTGAGGGAGACGCAAATAAAACGTATTTAGATGGGGATAAAATATATGTGGAAGAAACTGGAGATTATTTTGTTCAGTTTTCTTCTATGCTTACTAAAACAAACGCTAACTCTGGGACAGCTAATATTTGGTTTAGAAAAAATGGTGTAGATATTCCTGATAGCAATACTAAAATTACATTAGCTGGAAACAATTCTGAAATTACAATGACCGTAGCTCTTATTTTAGATTTAGACGCCGGGGATTACATTCAATTTGTTGCATCCGCAAGCAACACCAATACGTTTATAAGTTCTGATGCCGCAGGGGTAGGTCCCGCTACGCCTGGCATTATTGCTACTGTAAGCTTAATTGGTAAATATAAACCGAGACCAAACACCCCGGCTTGGGCTATGTTTGAAGGCGGAGATCCAAACTTTCCTTTATGGGTAGGAGTATTTTAATGGGCACAGCCATATCGCTTCCTTTTTCTTTCAATGCCTCAGGTGCCATCAACACAAACAACCTAGAGTCTAAACAGTGGGCAGACCGGGTATTTGGAGCAATCTTTACTCGATTTGGGGAAAGACCAATGAGACCAAACTACGGCAGCATTGCGACCGACGCATTGTTTGAACCGGAAGGCTCGGTCATTGATTTTGTACAACAGACCATCACTTCTTCTTTTGGAGAGTTTTTGCCTGAACTAAAGCTCATTAGAGTTGAAATTGAAAAAGAACCTAACCAAGGATTAAGTGACCTAGTACTGACAGTTTCGGTAGAATATAGGTTGCCAAATAAGCAAGTGGACACCATAACCACCAAAATCGGATCTTTCACCAGAGCCGGAGAGTTAATTGAGGAGATTGAGTAATGGCTAATTTCATACCTCAGATTGACTATACCTCTAGAGATTATGACTCTATTAGAGAAGATCTAGTCAACTTAATTCCTCTATACGCGCCTCAATGGACAACCCGTGACCCCGCTGACTTTGGAATCATTCTTTTGGAAATGTTTTCCTATCTTGGAGACCTTCTTAATTATTACATTGATAGAGCGGCTAATGAGGCGTTCTTGTCTACAGCAAGCCAACGCCAAAGCATTCTAAATATTGCTAACTTGCTTGGATACACTCCAACTGGAAGCATTCCAGCAACAGTTACTCTTACCTTTTACAACAGCACCAACGCTGCAATTGTCGTACCAGCATTAACTCAAGTAGCAACTACAACAATTGTTAACGGTGTTACCACTCAAGTTATATTTGAAACAAATTCTGCTGTTACTGTGCCAGCTGCGGTTGGTTCTACTAGCGGTCAGGCAAACGCAGCCGCTACACAGGGTCAAACAATAGTAAACGAAGATGTTGGAGACTCAAACGGAACTTCAGATCAAGAGTTCATACTTGATAACACTCCTGTTATTAATAACAGCATATCTGTAACGGTTAACGATACTGTTTACATTAGCGTCCCGTATTTAATTGACGCCTCTGGAACAGATGCTGTGTTCTACAGCATAACTGACGCCGAAGATGTAACCAAGATTGTATTTGGTGATGGTGTAAGCGGTCGTATTCCTCCAGCAAACTCTCAAATTTTAGTTACCTATCGAGTAGGTGGCGGAACTATTGGAAACGTAAACTCCAATACATTAAAGAACATTCTTACAAACTACTCTCCTGGACTAACTGTTAACAACGCAGCGGCTGCTTCTGGTGGAGCTGACGCGGAATCAACTGACTCAATACGTGTCAATGCTCCAGCCAGCCTCCGAGTACAAAACCGTGCCGTGTCGCTAAAAGATTATTCAGATCTTGCTTTACAGGTATCGGGTGTTGCTAAAGCCGTTGCAACATCAGAGGTTTACACAAGCGTCAACCTTTATATTGCACCATTTGGAGACCCTGGGCAAAACGGTGGAGTTTTGACACAGGTGTTTAACCAACTTGGTAATGAAATTCAACGATTCTTTGTTGATAAAACTCCGCCAAACGTTAGCGTTACTCTATTTCCGCCAACATTTGTTGGAGTAAATATAACTGTTAGCGTTACAGCACTTGCTCAATACAAGCAGAGCGTAGTAAAAAGAAATGCTGAAAGAGCGCTTCAAGAAATTTTGGCTTTTGATAATGTTAATTTTGCCGATCGTATTTCTCTTCACTATGTGATTGAAGCGTTGGCAAATGCCCCTGGAGTGGCTTATTCAAACGTAACCTTATTGGCTAGAGCTGATGGTGCTCAATCAGGCACTAATGATGCTGTGTTTGTTGTAAGTGAAATTCCAACAGCGGGGACAATTACTGTAACCGTCAGTGGCGGAATCGTAGGTTAGGAGA